CTTTGATTGTTGGCCTAGCTCCACTGTACCTGTTGGCTGGGATTCTGTCTCGATCTTCCGCAATAACATCTCCTTCGACTGTAACCCACCCTCGATCATCAAAATAGTTCTACTGGCTTCTGTTGCAACTTTTTGAGCATTATCTCTAATTTTTATTTGTTTATCTAGTTCTTCTTTCCACTCTAATATTTGTTTTTCAATAATATTTTTCATTAGCTATTAGGATCTGTTGGATATTGTGTCATATAAGCTGTTCCATCATCTTTATAACTATACAAAGTAACTAAAGCTGCTATATCTGCACAGTTATCAATTTCTGTTTTGCGTGTTGTATAAGCAGTTCTTATTCCATCTCTATAAGTAACCACAGCAGAATCCATTGCAGTTCCTTTTTCAGCTTTCCTTACAACTTGCCAATCATAAGTATTCAATAAACTTTTAGCTCTATTTTTTTCCTGTGCTTTTAATACTGATTTAACACCTAAAGTAACAATTTGATCTCCATTTTGATCTAATACTGGATCGCCATTTTCATCCGTTGCATTAACATCATCAAGTGCTTTTGCAGTTCCATCACCATTATAAAAACGTGAGTCGTAAGTATCAGGATCTTCTACCTCAGTAATACCAAGTGCTGTTTTCTCATCAGCCGTAGATAATCTCAACCAGTTAGCAGGATAATTTATATCGTTGTGACTAAATGCCACATCGACTACTAATGGATTTCCGTTTAATTTAAATGCCATAGTTTTAGTTTAGTATAAACTCGTTTATCTAGCACGAGCATATTTAAATGAAGATTCTGCAATAGCAAAATAAATATATGTATCTCCACTTCCGTTATGTGTTCCAGGAGTACTTCTTAATTTAAAGCCATTTGATAATATATCTAAAGTTCCACCTGAACCATCTGAGTCTGCTGTTGCATCATCTGGCTGTAAATAATCATTGTCAGGATTAGATCCAGATCTTTTATTGTCATGCACGATCCAAGCAGCAGCAGAATTTGTTCTTTTCAGTATAATGTAAGCTGGTCTAAAACCTGTAAATTCGAACGTGCCATCAGTTGATCCGTTACCAGTATATGATCCAGCCTTGCTATAGCCTGCTACTGAGCTAAAAAAATAAGCTACATAATTACTGCCACTAGTATTAGTTAAAGGTCTGTTCCCAGAAGATGTTTGACCATCAGAAATAGATTGTGTTGAAGAATTAGGGGTTGAAAAAATACCTAAAATACTAACAAGTGCATCATTTGTATTTAGTTTAAGTGGTTGGTGTTTGTAATTTCCTCCATCATAAGAGGGGTTTGAACTATGCATGACAACCCAATCTACAGAAGAAGATCTATTTTTAATATAAATTAAATCAGGTTTTACACCTAAACCATGACCTATTGTTGCACTTGTAGATCCATTTCCTGTGTAAGTTACAACAGAAAAACCTGCTGTTATATTTGCTCTTACTTGAGTACTAATAGTTCCATTGTTATTAGTAACAGTTGAGCCACCTGCGTTCCAACACCACGCAACTAAATTTTGACCACTTATATTAATACCACCACCTGCGGTCAAACTAAATCCACCAGTTTGACCAAACTGTAAATATCCAGTTAATTCATTATTATTTTGACTAGAAAATATTCTTAAATTATCACCTCTTAATGTATCGTATAATTCGTGATGATAACCAGTAGTACTTCTACTTTTTGCCCATACCCAATCTGGGTCAAAGTCGAGTCCTGTAATATTTTGAGAGCCAGTATTACCTGTATAAAGTAAAGTGTCAAAATGATCTGTTGGTAAAGCAATTGTTGGGTCGGGTAAGTTTGCTGAATTTAATTTTTTATATCCTGTTGGTTGGGTATAATCAAATGCTCTTTGTCCTAAATTTGCAAAAACTCCTACGTTTTCAGCACCATCTGAACCACAAGAAAAAACAAAACTACCTGATTTCCCACTAGGCAAACTTCCTAAAGTATATCCATTTGAACCAGCACTAGGATTTCCAGAACCTATGTATGAACCATTTTTATGAAAATAAATTTTATTATTATCTAAATCTAAAGCAACACCAATAACATCACCATTTGAATATGTAGCTTCAGATTGCGAAACATAAGCATTATCTGATCTTACCTCTCCTCTAGATGTATAAATAATTGAAGTATTTGCATACGCCCCATAAGGATTACTTGATACATCACTATCTAGTTGTCCTGTGTTTGCAACACCAACGGCAACATTATTTGTATCACACTTAAATTCTGCGTACCATTTTCCACTTCTCGCACCAAATGTGGTAAATCCAAATGGATAAAGATTACCACTACCACCTGATGTTGTATTTAATTTTAAATTACCTTGTGAATATGATGTGCTACCACCAGTTTGTGTTGAAGTATATAAAGGATGCCAAGTTGGAAAATTATTAGTTGGTGTATCTTCTACAGAATCATTACCAGTACCAGCACTTACAGAAACATTAAAAGGAGTAATATTGTTTCCAAGCCCAGATGAATCTTTTCCTATTGTTGTTGAAGTATTTCCAGAATTATCACTGTAATTACAATAAAAACTATTTCCAGAAAACCCACTTGTATATTTTTTAGGATTCCATTGACCAGTAATAGTATCTGTTTTCGCAAAATATGTAGCATCGTAAGCCTGTCCATCTATAAAATATGTTTCAGCGTATGATATATCACTAGCACCCCAATGTGCATCGTTATTTATATAATGAGTAGTTGTTGAATTAATATAAGTTTCAGCACCAGAAGCAGGTGTATTATCAATAGTAACTTCTTGTCTTACACCGTTTATATAAAAAATAGCTCTATCAGTTGAAGTTGAGTTATCACTATCCCATATAAATACAAGGTGATACCAAGCTGATGGATCTCTAAATACAGCAGTAGTTGATACTTGTGCTTTGTTTGATCCACTAACTCTTAATTGATAAGCTAATTTGCCATTTGCATCAAAAGCTAAATTTTCTCTGTTATTACCTGTACCATTATAAGCAATAACTCCTCTTAAATCGTTTCCATGATTTGCAATTTTTAACCAAGTACTAAAAGTCCATTTTTTTCTATTGCCATCGCTTGATCTGGCTATTTCAAAGTAAGAACTATCGTTTCGGTTTAATCTTATACTACGCTCTACTTCGTATGCACTAGCAGCCCCAGATGCCCCTGCTCGAATTGTGTCAAATAAAGCCATTTATTTTACATCCAATGAAATTGCACAATGTATCACGTTGCTAGATTTGATAACATAATCTATTCTATCAACCGCACTAGCTGCTGTCGATAATGTAGGTGCTGTGCCACCAACGAATTTAAATGCTGAGTTGAAAGAAGCTGTACGAGATCCTGTACCATCTTGTGTAATGAATATAGATCCTGACTGACCTACAGTTTGGTTTGATGGTGCAGCGAATGTTCTATTGCCACCTAATGTTACAGATTGGTGTGTATTAGCTCCTAAATCTAAAGTTATTGTTGATCCATCACTAGCTGCTGTTATTGCTGCTCCCACTTGGCCTGATAAAGCTAAACCTCCGCTTAAAGTAAGCAGTCCAGTTCCACTATCTGCTGCATCTGCTCTTAAAAAACTTGTAGAATCAAGACTATCAAGTGTTGCAGCATTACCACCATCAGCAGAAGTTATATAGCCAGCACCGTTAGTTATTGCATTGTTATTGAGGGAAATATTTGCAGATCCATCAAAAGCAACACCAGCTATTGTTCTTGCTGTGGTTAATGTAGCTGCCGAACCAGTTGTGTCTTGATTAAGAGTACCTACAACAAAATCTAAAGTTCCGTCTGAATCTTGGTATGTTACTGTGATTCCTGTTTCAGTATTACCAGTAACCATTCCTCCAACAAAATCTTCTACTTGCTCTTGAGTAAGTGTTGCTGTTATATACCCTGCTCCGTTAGTAATTGCGTTGTTATTAAGAGATATGTTTGCAGATCCATCAAAACTTACCCCTGCAATAGTTCTTGCAGTAGTTAAAGTATCAGCCGATCCAGCTACTATTCCAATCGCAGAACCACTATCATTTTTACTAAATAATTTACAATTACTGGTTCGTATTGCTAATTCACCAGCAGCAAGATCACTATTACCTGGATCGCTACCGCTTGCTCTTTTTAGTTTAATTGTGTTCGCCATTGTTCGACCTCCTGATGGTTAAAGTTTAGTATGTTCCTCCATCTATATCAAAACTAGATGCACTTTCATCTTCTAAAAATGTAACCAGATCAGATAATGCCACCTGTTTCATTGTGCCATTATCGTTAGCAATAAATCTATCTGCTGCTGCAAGTGTTGTTGAAGTTGCTGACGTTCCACCATCAATTAAGTTTATTTCAGCAGTAGTGGCTGTCACTCCATCAAGAATATTTAATTCTGCGGTAGTACTTGTAACTCCATCCAATATATTTAATTCTGTTGCTGTTGAAGTAACTCCATCAAGGATGTTTAATTCAGCAGTTGTTACAGTTGCTCCGTCAAGAATACCAATTTCTGTAGAAGTAAGAGCAGCTAAAGCAGCCGATCCACCTGATTGACAAGAAGATAAGTTTGTTAAGTCTGTTGCAGATGCCTGTGCTCCTAAAGATGCTCTTGCTGTAGCTCCTGATTCGAGAACAAAGTTTGATCCGTCACCAACAATAAAGTTACTGTCTGTTGGAGTTAAACCAGCTATATCAGTTAATTGTGCGTCAAAAGCCTGTACATTCGTTCCAATAGCTAGTCCTAAAGCTGTTCTCGCTGCACTTGCACTTGTAGCACCTGTTCCACCATCACCAATTGCAAGTGTTCCTGTTATAGAACTAGCAGCAAGATCAACAGCAACTTCAGTAGATTCAATAACAAGTCCACCATTAGCCTTAAGATCAACTGACATTGTATTGCCAGATTTATCTAGGCCATCTCCAGCAGTAACAGAACCAGCACCAGAAAATTGTGCAAACACTAAATTGTTTGTTCCGACAACAGCACTTCCACTATTTGATGTACAAGTAAAACCATTGTCAGCATTTGCTGTTCCTTGTTCAACGAAAGTAAACATACCAGCAGCGTTAGCACCAGTAGCTAAATCTGTTGTCCTTTCCCATGTACTTGCTTTGCAAAGATATAATCCGTTTTGACTTGCTGTACTTTGGTCTTTAACTAAGACTCTTTCATCAGCAGAAACCGCTACACCATCAATTGTCTGTGTACCTGACAAGGTAATGTTTCCTGTGGTTGCTACTTTTACCGAGTCTTTTACGTCTAATCCTTGAGAAACAGAATCAACATAACCTTTTGTTGCTCCATCGGTAGAAGCAGTAGGTGTTGCAAGTGACGTAATTTTTTGAGAGTTAAATGATACAGCACCAGCAGGGGCAGCCATTTCTGCCAATGTATTAACTCTTACACCTGCATCAAAATCAGATATTTTTGTATGTGCTATCGAAGGAATATCATCACTTACTAATGCTCGAAATGTAGGTGCAGCGGCACTTCCAGAAGCTGCACCAGCTAAAACATGGTTTGTTGTTCTAGTTGTTGCTTTATCAAAAAATGCTCCCTTACCACCAATAGAAATGATACTTGTAGCTGAACCTCCAGATCCTCCTGTACCTGTACCATAAACTAAAACTTCATCGCCTTCTCTAAAAGCTATTTCAGCATTTTCTAATGACCCTGGGTTTGATGATCCAGTTGATCTTTTTATCCTAATTGTGTTAGCCATTAGAAGTTTCCTCCGTCTACGAGTGTAAGTTTGGTAGTTGTTGAATCTGCTTTAAATGTATCAGATGATGAATCATAATAAAGTACTGCATCATCAACTTTCCCAGTAATGTCAAAAGTTAATCCTGAGATAGATCCACTAGGCCCTTGAGGCCCTTGAGTTGTGATCTCAACTGTAGTTACATCTGAAACTTGTGATACTTCAACTTTATTAGGAGTACTCATTCTGTATAACCCTCAGTTACATTTAAGTTTCCTTTTATATAATAGTGTTCATCACCGCTAGGTTCAGTTAATTTTACATCATATTTCAATGTTCCAACATTAAAAGTATCAGTCTGTGTATCAGTTAAAGCAATATCAACAATTCCTCCAGATCTGTTTGTATAAGTTATACCCCAATCTGCAAATTTAATTTTCCTACTATCATCCCAAACTGTTGCGGCAACAGTATAACCTGTTAAATCTATTGCAGAACTTGTTGAATCCTTAAAAGTAAGACGCAAATCAAAATCTGCTCTTTTTGTTAAATCAAAATTTTTAACACCGGGAATAATCGCCATTTATTTAACGTCTAGAGATACAGCACATTGAATTACACTACTTGCTTTAATTATATAATCAATTCTATCTATTGCTGCTGCTGCTGTAGATAATGTTGGGGCAGTTCCTCCTACAAACTTAAACGCAGCATTAAATGATGCAGTTCTTGAACCTGTGCCATCTTGAGTTATAAATATCGAACCAGATTGTCCTACCACTTGATTACTTGGTGCTGCAAAGGTTCTGTTACCACCAAGAGTTACAGAATGATGACAAGCTGTAGCCATATCTATTGTTATTGTTGACCCATCAGAAAGTGCTGTAATATTGGCTGCTGCTCCTCCTGTAAGACTTACGCCACCTGATTCTGTTTCAAAAACTTTTGTATTATCAAAATAAAGATCAACTCCTCCATTATTGTAAAAGATAGCCATATTTTCGCTGCTCCCATTGTTAATTCTTACACTATTACCATTACCTTCTATATTTAAATTACCTGTACCAACGTCAGTAATATAGCTATGACTACCATCATGTTTAATGACCATGTCACCATTGTTTCCGAAAGAAGCTTTAGCATTATCAGCAAAAAGCAACTCATTACTTGATTTATCAAATACTACGTTTGCACTATCTCCTGTAAAAGTCATATCCCCACTAAGGGTTAAGCCTGTAAGAGTTCCGAGAGAAGTAATGTTTGTTTGTGCAGCCTGTGTAAGAGTAGTTCCAGCGATAACAGTTGACAAGGCTGTTCCAGCTACAGTAATAGCGTCAGCCTCAAGTGTTCCATCAAAATCTCCATCTACCGCATCTATATTTCCGACAAAAGTGGTTCCTGTAACATTTCCTGTAACAGTTAAACCAGAAGAACTAAAGCTACCCCTAGTTGTTCCTCCACAACTTATATCAAAAGTATCAGCAGCACTAGAAAAAATACCTGTATTTAAATCATCTCGAAAAGCTAGTGCTGGAGTGGAGTTTGACCCATCTTCAAGGGTTAACGTACCATCTAATTGCAGTAGCTCTACCCAACCATTATTAGAACTATTCCTTATTTTTAAAATTCCTGTTGTTGTATCAGCCCACCATTGATACGCATATTTTGTAGACGGTTCAGAAGAACTTGAATTATTACTGACAATCGCAGACAATACGTTATTTAGATCGGTTCTAACCGCAGCACCTGTGCCATTATCAATTACATAGTCATGTGTAGCCATCTAACTTGTAAACTTTTTACTCATTCTACCCTCCTTTACCAAAACCGACAGCCTGATAG